TAGCAAAAGAAAAAGCTGCAAATGTACAAAAAGCTAAAGAAGCTAAAGCAGCTGAGAAGATTAAAAAGACTGAGAACATGAACGCTAAGAAGGCTAAAGAGACTGGTAAGATCAAAGCCTACCTGAAAAAAGCCTCTGTAGCTGACTTAAAGTCATGGTTGAAGAACCTACGTTTAGCATCTACTATAGGAAAAGCTAAAGGTGTGCTAGCTTGGAACCCAGCTGGTTGGGCAATTATAGCACTTCTATTTGTAGCAGAAGAATTAGCAATTGGATATGTAACTAACTTGGTTGAAGCTGAATTAGCAGAAAGAGCTAAGAAGGAGAAAGCGGAAGCTAAGGCTAAGCCTAAGTCTAAGGAATTTGTTGTATCAGCTGGAGGAACAATTGTTCCAATTACAACTGATGACCAACTAGGCATACTAAATGCAGCTAAACAAAATCTAGGGGCATTTAATCATAGAGCTGCACAGACTAACCAGATGCTTGGTAAAGACTGGTATACAAAACCTGAACATGCTAAAACGTATGGTCAATTCCAAACCGAATTGAAGAAAGCAGTATTTGATGTAAGGGATGCTCAAGCAGATATAGCAGGTAATACAAGTAATGTAGTTAATAGCGGCAATACAAGCACAAACACTACTATTATTAACTATGGTAACGTAGGTGGCAATCCAGCTGGTAATGGATTATAGACGATAAAAAAGCCCCAATTAAGGGGCTTCAAAAGACTATTATATCTTTTAGTTCTCCGCTGCTAGTTTAGCAAAGTAACTCATAGTATCATCATTTCCCGAATCAGCTGCTGACGCAGGAGCCGGTGCAGGTTCATTTGAAATAGTTTCATCTAAATCAATTTGTTCTGCCGTAGATGTTACTGCTCCACCCTCACCTAATACTCGAGTCAATTTAAGTTTCAACTCATCGTACGATTTGAATGATGATGGATCAGTGAATTCCTTTAACGAATATTCTTGACCGTAAACCTTTTCAAGAACAGCATCATCTGAATGAAGTGCTTCACTTGGACCAAACTCAGATCGATCATAGTTTCTGAAACCAGATACTTGACCAATCTTCACTTTAAAGTTAGCACCCTTCCATAGATCGAATGGATTAACTGGTGTTTCATCTTGATATTGTGGCTGCATAGCATCCATCAACTTATCAAAAATCTTCTTACCATATTGGTATAAGAATACCTTACCTTCGTTCTGTGGGTTCTCTGGATCTGACACAATGTAGATATTAGACACGTAATGTAAACGACGCTTACGTTTACGTGCAATATCCTTATCCGAGTCAAGTCCAGTATTCCATAACTTAGTATTCATCTCTGAAGCTGGGTCGTCTTTACCAATAGTTGTTAAAGATTTCTCTACGTACCACTGACCTGTAGGTCCTTGGAAGAAGTGATCCCAATATTTAGCCCAAGGTAAATCATCACCTTCAACTGCAGGTAAGAAACGAATAACAGCATAGCCGTTACCTGCTTTATCTACAGTTGGTTTCCAAATACGGTCATCACCGTAATTCTTCTTTTCTGAACCAGAATCTTGCCTTGCAGCTCCTACTAATGAATCCATATTCATAGCTTTTTGTTTTAATGCATCAAATGACATATTATTTTCTCCTATATTAATTTGTATTTTATTTGTATCATGGTTTATAAGTGGTCTGAATCAGGTCAATAAACTTCTTTTTATCAAAGTTTAAAAACTGTTGAAACTTAACCACCTTGTTATATAACTCGGGCCACAAAAGTGTCTCCGTTATATTTGAATTGGCTGACTCAATGAAGTCTGTCAACCTATTCAATATGCACACTGTCTCTAGCGACACTGTATTCTCCAAATAGAGATTGATTATTATTGGATAGTCGTTTCCTTCTTGTACCAATAACGAATCAAATCCCATATGTGAAGTCTCCTGGAGTTCGTTCTTAAAGTTATAAGACAAACTCTCAATTCGTTTAAGATAATCAGTATATGTCCTCTCATCTCTTATCATATCACCAACCCATTTGTTACCCGCTAATTGATGGGCAGCAAAGTAATTAATGATATCTTCTTTCGTTTTAAATCGTTTACCAATCTTTGTTAGCTGGTATTTATCAGGTCTTCCCCAATAGCTTTTCTGACTTACCCTCGTCTTGAAGTGATACTTAAATGCATCATACTGCCCATTGAAGTGCATGTTGATTGCATTGTTATATTGGTAAGCTTCATATCCGGTCATCATACTTATATTATACTGTAACTGTCGACAAAAGTCAACAGCTAAACGTCTAAAGTATAAGAAGTATTTCCACCTACTAATAGGTTCAACTCACATGCTTCTACTTCAAGCTTCTCTACGATCTGCTTAGTCAACAGTCGTTTAGAGTCACGAACATCAATCTCATTTCTGTCACATATCTCACATATTGCTTCTATATAGGACACTCCTTTATGAGTCCACATAAAGCTCTCTACCATTCTACTGAACTGTTTTCTATTGATGTTTGCTTCTTCTACTGCCATCTATTTGCTCCTTAATATAATTGTGTCATGATTGATCCGTCCACTCGGAGTCTTCTTAGTTGCTTTGACTGCCGCAATGAACTTCTCAATCTGTTTTGGTGTCTTCTTCAATACAACTGGAAGAACATCATCTGGTTTTCTTAACTTCAATACCATACTTAGATCTTTATCGAATCCTTTGATTGTAGATCCCGTTACAGTTAATCCATCAGGGTGATTAGATACAAAGATTGTTAATTGCCTCGTCTTAGTATTGAATGCATACATGTTCATCGATCCAGGAATTCTCATTGGATTGATTGATGTTAGTTTATAATCTCTATTCTCTTTTTGGTACTTTAACTTCTCAACTTGTTTATCAGCACCCTTACGCTTCGTAACAGATATCTTAACCTTACGATTAGCTTTAAGCGACGTTCTCATGTTATCTAAATCAGACATGAACTGTTCTAACAACACTACTCTGGCTTTGATATCCTTCGTTTTAAGGTGGTTATACGCTTCGACTACTTGTTTGTCTTCTTTAGCAATAACAGCCTTATAATCGTTTAAATGACTACCAATCCATTGTTCAACTTCAACGAGGCGTTTGATGTCGTATGTCTTTAGCTTGTTGTATAGATCAAACTTAATATTCTTACCAGCTCTCCATCTATCTTCAATTGAATATAAGTCTTCCATGATGGTAGAATCGATTCTAATGATTGCTCTTTCAACAGGAGTTAAAATTCTGACCTTCTTCTTACTTGATTTAGAAGACATGATAGCACGACCTCTTTCAGTAAACTTATCAAACTTAGTAGTTAACCAATCCATGGCATGTTCATATCCAGCATCAAATTCATTCTCTAATGATTTCCAGTAACAGATACCAGCCATATGAGATGATGAGTATTCCCATGCAGGAACCGCTAAGATAGCTTTAGAAGTATCTTTTGAATAGTTACGTTTAACATAATTCTTAACTACTTCAACATAATCTTTTGAATCCAATTCACGATGCATGTATTGTAAGAACTCTCTGAATGATCCGTTGATTGGAGCAGCTGCTAAACCAGACTTTTGTCTTGCCCGTACTTTCTTTTTACCAGCCATCATTCTCTCCTATAGTACCACGAATAGTATCCATTACACCAGACTCTTCCCAACCCTCTTGGATCTCGAAGTCGCTGTTGTACATGTTTTCAGGTTTGAATGCATCAAAGGCTGATTCCTTTGACTCTCTGTTCATTCTACGTAGTGCTGCTTGCTCTCTCATCTTGTCTTCACGTGTCATAATATAGTCCTGTTTTTATTTAATATGTAGCCATTATCCTACATATTGAGTAAAAGGTCAACAGCTATTTCGAAATTAATTTAAATAATTTCTTAATTTGTTTATCTTGTTCAATAACCTTTTGCTCTAATTCAAGTAAGAGTTCATTAGCTCTTGAAGCGGATACTTGTGGTAATAGTTTTGCTTTAGTAAATTCCATTATCTATAGATGTCCAATAAATGTTTCTCAAATTGTTCTACCTTCTCAACTCTATCTGGCCACTTAATATATTCCTTTTCAGGGTTAGCCTTTAAGTTATTTAATAGGGGCGTAATAGCATTATATAATGCATCAAGTTTCTCTTGAGTCTCATCTTTGGATGATGAACTAGCACTCACTGCTTTTTCTAATTGCTGTACTGAGTCTAACTCATCCTCATCTACTAATGTAAATCCGAAATCAAATGACATATTATTCTCCTAATGGTTTACGTGGACAACGTGTTGCTAAGTACGCTGCTAATAGATTCTCTACACCTTCGGCCTGCAATGCCATAACTTCCATGGTTAAGTTCATTCTAGTGCCATCTTGAAAGTCTTCCAATTGTTCCACAATGTAATCAGCGTTTAGTCCAGCTAAGGGAGGTGCATAGGCAGTTCCAATTCCAGCTACTCCATGACAACCAATACATCCTTTTTCAACATATAGTAGTTCTCCTTTAGATTTCCAATCGTCGTTTTGTGCGAATACTAGTGTGCTAGCAACCAACGTAGCCATAAGTAATAATCTTTTCATCATACTCTCTCCATTCTTTGTATAAAATTGTCTCTAATTTCTCTGCTTCTTCCTCATCAGCATCTTTACCTTCACTAAATTGTTTGATGTGTACCATCTCATGGCAAAGTGTTTCAGCAGCATCTACGGGATCAAGTGTTACTTCCAACTCAATATCATAACCATGTTCTTCATCATAATCATCATAACACCATCCCATCACGCTGTCTTCTTTAAGACAACATTCGTGAATGTTAATATTTATATCAATTGGAATATGTAATCGATCTCTGCAAAATGCTGCTATGTCTAATAGTATAGGCCTATTAGCATATATCACCGTGAGCTGGAGTTCACTAGTTTGGCCTCGTCTCTAGTTACATAGTCCTTTGACTCTTCTTCTTTAAATGCATCTTTCTTCTCTAACTCGATAATGCGTGCTTCTAATACTTCAACTTTTTCTTCTAATTCCATGGTCCGTTCCTTTCTTTTCCATAATTGTATAAAAAATAATTGCCATCATCTACACCATTACGGTTTGCTTTATCTAAACCCTTCTTTTTTATGACAGTGATTAATGTGTCATATTTAGCTTGTAGTTCTTTCAATTCATCTTCTAACTTTTCAACTCTACTTTCAACCCAATCGATTCGCATGTACTCTCCCTTAGTCTTTCCGCGACAAGAATACCATCAACCGTCACATTATCTATAACGATATCTCTCTTGTCACATTTGATCATTAATGATTCAAAGTCTTTAGCTTTGATCGTCTTATCTTCATTTACAACATACTCAATCACAATCGCATACCTCAGTCATCATATGAATCCCACATTCCTGTAAATTTGATGTGGCGTCCTTACCATATATCGTGGTGTTTAAACCATGAGCTTGGTGCATTGTTGCTTCTAACTCTTGAAACTTCCTTTCATATAATTGCTGCATGCCTAATAAGATGTTACATATCTCATCATCAGACATGTCAGGTCCATCCATAATTTGAACCCAAAGGAAGTTAATATCATCAACTACTTTCCAGCAATCCATGATAGCATCTTCTTCATCGAGTCTATCTCTTTTTACCTTTTCAAACCATTTACTGTTCATAATTTGCCGCCAATATTCCTAATATACATATCGCTTCAACCACTAAAAATTCTACCATAATATAAACTCCTATCAAATACTCATTGCTAAAATAAACACCACTAAAATTCCAACTCCTATAATCATTTCACCCATTATGCAATCCCCAATCTAAGCTTGGCTAATGCTACGGCTAGTCTATCACGATCATCTCTCATCTCAACATATAACTCTAATAATGATTTACCCGTTGTTGTTACTGCTTTAAATACTTCTACGTTTTGTGCTTCTTTGTATGACATATCTACTCCTGTAAAAAAACTTGAGATTGACCAATCTTCTCACGCAACAACTGTTCACACATCTCACTTGCAGATTCGCATAATGCTTTTGTTGTTGGGTCTTCAGAAAGTCTATTGATTTGATCAACTAATATTTTAATGCCGTTGATCTTTGTTTGGCATTGTTCAATTGTATGCATGGCATATCTCCATTATAATATATAAAATAAGTTCATTATACTAGCTACTAGCACGATAAGATCAATTAAGTCCATCTTGTGTAAACTGATTATCTTTAGCATTAACGTAACCTTCTAAGTAAGACTTTTCTGCTTCGCCGGTCGCACACACATCCCATGATACTTGAGATTTGCAATCGTTCTCACCATCAACCCAACCTGCAACATAATATCTATCCTTAGTTCGTAAGTATTCATTTCTATTTACATTGGTAACTACGTTTTCCATATCTAACTCCTTTTTGATTGTTATAAGTCTATTATACTATAATCTCAGAAAAAGGCAACAGTTATCTTGATATAAAGTCCAGCTAAAAAAAATGGGTATTAAGATTTCTCCTAATACCCATTCCCGATTAATTGTTCACTACATTATTCATGTAGATTATTTATAATCATTTAGAACTCGAAAGTAGCTTTTGCACCGATCACACCATCTTGGTCTTCAGTCTTCGAATAACCGTACTCCATGATACCTTGTGTGTATGTAGCAACATAAATGTTAGTATCGTTCTTGTCAATTAACTTACCAGTTAATGGACCTTGTGATAAGATAATACCACGAACAACCTTACCAGATACAGCATCAGAGATATCCTCTAAAATACCATCGTCCTGTGTTACACCAGCAGCATCTTCCACATCCACTTGTGCGTATGTGACTTTAATGCCTTCTACCACAGTTGAACCTTGCAAGCCAATGTTAGTACCAGTAGATGTCTTTTGGTATTCCATCGTAGCATTAATCACTCCTGCATCAGCAGTTAATGTAATAAAACGATCCGTTTCAGTTACATCTTGAGCAGTAATTGAAAGGCCTCCAACTGTGCCTCTTAAACCAATTACAGTGTCACCTGAACCAGATACAGTACCAATCGTACCGGAGATAGTGCCAACATCACCTGACAACTCCATTTGATTAACAGCAGCAGAAGAAGTCTGCATTAAACCTGTGCCATTTTGACTTTCAGATTTACCTAAGCGAGCTCCCACACCTTGGATTGTTGTTTCAATATACAACTGATTTAAAGATAGAGTTGAACCACTATCAACATCATCAATTGTTGCGTGTACTGATGTAGTATTATCTAATACAGTTCCTGTAAGATTTAAGTCTAGTTCCTGGCCATATGTGAACGTACTTGTGTCCACATCAAAGTTAGTTGTACCTTCGTATGTACCACCGATTTCTAAACCAGCAGTTGCAGTTGTCATTGTAATTGCTACGGCCGTAGCTAGAATTGTTTTATTTACCATTTCGTTATTTCCTTATATAAGATTAATTAAAAAAAAGGCCCTAGATTAAAGAGGAGTACCCAGTCCTCTATCCCGAGAAGGGAATTAGTTAATCGCTTGATCAGCTAACATGTACTGTTGCTCAGATACGAAGAAGCTCTTATTAGCCTTGTTCTGTGCGTCTGCATAGCCCTTTGCATAACCTTCAGCTTGACCAGATACTTTGTTGTCAACTTTGTTCTTTGTGTTAAAGTTGAAACCGAAGTCT